ATTTAATGTCCGCGAAACCATCTTCTAAATACTCACCTTTCAATATATATTTGTTATCTACAAATCTTATAAAGTGATGCTGATCTAAATATTCATTACCTTGTTGTCTTTTATAATCTACTTCAAATAAAAATTCTAATCCACGAGCTTTACCAACGTTAGCACCGTCTGACCAAGATTCTTCGGTACCATCGTAAAAAGTTTGTGCTCTATTTTCATAACCAAATCTAGCTATCTTACGTATACCTAAAGCTAAGTTGTAATCATATGGTGTTTTAACTGTAGTTGTTTCTAAACCATTAGTTACAGAAAATACGTCTACATCTGATATAGAAGTACCACCATTAGCAGCCGCATAAAATGTAGCAAATTTAAAATACTTTTTTAAATTAACTTGCGAGCAACATTCTTTTGGGGTAGAACAAGCGACTAAAGTTATTAATAATATAGTAATTAGTTTTTTCATAATTGTTTTTTCTTTTTTCTTCTTTTAGTAATCCTTTTTATTCGCTCAATCTCATCGTCTTCTATACCAAGATTCCATTGACTCCAACCCCACATCATAAACCATCTTTGCCATGCGTTATTATCGCTGTCAGTTGCCTCTCTAAGATTTTGCGTTTTATTATATAGTCTATTCGCAGGTAGTGTTGTTACAGCCTCAATATAATTGGTTGCGGCTGACCAAATTGGATTATCAATATCAAACGTGTCCATATAATCTATTACTTTTGCATTATAGTTAAGTGTTTTTTCCGCATTAACTATTTTTCTAGCTTTAATACCAAGCGGTGGAGACACGTTTAATAACTCAACTAATACACTACTCTCGTCATTGTTCCACTGCTTAGACCTTTCGCTTGCAAAGGCAAAGGCCATATTTTTTAATGTAGATACAATTGCACCCCCAACACCAGCACCTCTAAGCAAACTGTCTAATGTACCATTTAATATTCTTCCTTTTTTGCCTTTCAAAAACTCCTCATCATCTTCATCTTCGTTAAACAAGGCAGCAAATAAAGCCGTTTGTAAAGTGTAAAAAATTATATTTTGTACAAAACCGTAGTAAAGTATTCTGGAAACATTTGCCATGTCACTTTTTCTTTGGGTCTTGTATGGAGGCGATATTCTTCTATTTATAATATCACTAGCAGATTTTTTCATTATTCTAGCATACTGAGACGTAACGTTTTGAAAACCTAATATAAACCAACCTAGCACGGAATTTTGCTGAGACGATGTCATGTCAGGTCTTGCGGATTGCTGAGTTGATTCAGCAACTCCTTGAAAATCATCAAAAGCTTTTTGCTCAGCTTCTTTTTGACTTAAACCTTGTTTCAAATAAGTTTTTACTCTATTCCTATAAAAAGTAGCACCACCAGAAGCAATAGCCATACTATCAGATATTTGTGTTGGCGTAAATCCTAAAGTTAAAAGTCTTTTTATTATAGCTCTTATAGGCTGTTTTGACCTAGCGGCGTGACTAGCTATGTCTTGATAGTTAATATCCATTGTTAAACCACCTCTTCTTTGCTTTAACATATCAGAGTTAAATATCATTACCCAATCTCTCCAGTATTGTTTTTGATTAGCAAATGCCTTAGCTGCTTGGAATAAATTGTTGTCTTCAAAGTTTATAAAATTAACAATAGATAATTGCTGTAACACAGAAGATCTCATGTTAAAGAACATCACGCCACCAATAGAAGCTTGTAAATAATCTAAAAATCTATTTACATTTTTATTAGTACCTTGTGGTCTTCTTCTACCTGATTTAATTCTATGAATCATGTCCTCAAGCGCCTCTCTTACATTTTCTCCATAAGCAGCTTCAATTTTATTTAGATTTTCTTTACTAAAAATTTCAGCAATATTATTATTAAACTCTGTAAAAAACTGATCTCTATTAACACCCTCTGTAGCTTGTATCAAATCGGTTCTAACATCACCTATTTCCCAAACATCACCAGGAGCAACATATTTTTCTTGTCTAGATATTATGTTTACAGTATCTGCATACTGCTTTAGTTTGCTATCGCTTTTAACAATGCCAACTAGCACGGTTTGATCAGATTTACTTAACCCAGGTATATTGTAACCATGCTTATCCCATAAATATATTCTTACAGCATCACCATAAGTGTAATCGCCTAGCTTTCTTTCTTTTACCTTTTGATTTAGTTGTTTAGCTATTTTAGGGTTTAATTTTTTTAAGTTTTTGTAGTCGTTTGCTATAGCTTGTTTAGTAGCATTTAATTCTCTAAAAGCAGTGTTTAAAGGTTTTATTAATGTTTTTTCAAAAAAGTCTCTATGTCTATTACCCATTTTGCCGGTTCCAATAAAATTGTAAAGTAAACCTACAAAATCCTCGTGTGACGGTGGTATAAAAAATCTAAACTTACCCTTGTCAGCGCCACGCTTTCTGGCTTTTACCCCACTAAATCTTTTTTTAGCACTAATACCAGTAACTTCTTCTAGTATTTTATTAAACTTAGTTCCAGCGCTAAAATTAACTTTAGCTTGAACTACTTTTGATTTTATATCTAATTGCTCTAATACGTTTTTAACAGCCTTAACGTTTGGCAAGGCGTCATCAACAAAATACATATCATTATAACCCTCACTGAATTTCTCTAACATCCACATGGCCTTTGCTTCGCCAGTGCTATTACCTAGTCCAGTTATATTTTTTAATGGTATAGTTATACCTTTACTTTTTAACCAACCGTGTATTGCCGTATCACTTTCTTGCATTCTAGCTGTTAACACAAAAACATTACTAGTGCCATACTTTTCTATTTGGTTTTTCATTTTCTGTAATAGTGGCCCTTCTTGTCCCCCGCGCACGTTTACAAAATCTTTAAAATCAAAAGTGTAACCTTGATTCATCAAGTCAGGGCCTTGTATAGGCCATTGCCCACTACTAATTTTAATAACATCACCATCAGGACTTGTGGCTGTGATAAAATTTTTGCCGTCAATAATCAACGTTTCATCAAAATCAAAAGTACTCATGCCCCTTGCCTTAGTGTTCTTGTTATAACCTCTAGCTATTTTAGTTCCTTTTGAAAACATACCTCTTTGTTTAACTTGAGTATCTAAAGCTTGTATATTTCCGTTAATATTTACATTATATATTTCTGCAGCTGTTTTTCTACCCTCGCCAAATAAGCTTTTTGGATTTATACCTTTACCATTTATACCTTTAATAGCAGCAACAGGGCTATCAAAATACCTTTTAAGAAAAGTATCTACTAAAAACTGCCAATCTCTACCCATTGTTTTTTGTCTACCTGATCCGCCAAGTTTAACTTTATCATCGTAATTATCAAGAGCTATTAATTTGTAGTTTTCCATTACTAAAGTATAAGCCAAATCAAAGTCAACAGATATTTCTGTTCCATCTTCCATAGTAATCGGCAGCAACATTGCTTCTAATAAATACATATATGATCTTGTAGCCATCATAGCGTGTTCCCACTCGTAATATTTAAAACCAGCTGCTTTTGGATTAGTGCTTATTTTTCCACCTTTTAACTTTGCAGCTCCAATTGGTTTTTTAGTAAACAATACCCACTCAGCACCCATTCGCCAAGGATGCTTTGAATCTAAACCTACAAGCGTGAAATAACTAGCCCATATTGTTGCGTTTGTACGATCTGCTTTTATTGATTCATTTATTCTAGCCATCATCTGCTGATGCATGCTAGCAAATATTGCGTTATATTCTTCTCTAGTACCGTCATAAAAAGCTTTTTCAACTGCCTTTATATATCTTGGATCATTTGCGTCAAAATCACCTCCATATAATTTTGCAAAAGTATCGCCGTATTTATACTTAGCGCCCTCACCTTCAAATGGTTTTCCAAAAACAACTTTATTATCACCATCATAATCTTCTTTAGCTCTTTTTATTAAATCATCTCTTTTTTCGTTAAAGTAATCATTAATGCTTATTTTTCTACCGTCTTTTAGTGTAAGTATTTCATCACCTCTTTTTTTATCACCTTTTCTTTTTGGAAGTATTCTTCTACTTGGTTTTATAAAACTTTTTAAACTTCCTCCAAACATATTTCTTGGAAATACTTTTAGAATAGTATTTTCAAAGAAATCAAAATACTCGTTTATTTCGTCTTCAGTACGGTGTTTAAATGTTAATCTTAACCCAGCCACTTTTAATAATTGGTCAGCTCTTGCATTGTCACCTTCAAACGTAAGGTTTATAATGCCAGAGTGCATAACGTCTGTTTTCATTCTAGCAGTACCCGCGCTAAAAGCAGCTTTGCTTTGTGCAGTTGTAACTTTAGCTATTTCTTTTTTAGGCGCTTTTCTCTCTTCTAAACCTCTTTGAGCACCAGATAATGACACACCAATTGAAAGTGTTTTGGCGGCTGCTTTTAATAATTGTCCAATATCTCTGCTATACACATTCGGCTCACCCTTAGGAGTTATACCAAAATCTTGTTTAACTTTTTCAATAGTCTCAGGTGTTGGATTTCTAAACTCTGGCTTTAATATTTTAACAGGTGTTTGGCTTGATAAGCCTAAACTTCTACCACCTGGCGATGTTTCAGCATCTCGTTTAACTTTAGGGTCTTTACTAAGAGCCTTTGGATCTGTATAATCTTCGTAAAAATAATCTTGTACTCTACCTTTCAAACCAATAGCCCTACCATAAACCTCTCTTGATACATCTATGTTTTCACCAACTTTATTTATATCAGCTGTTTTCCTAGCAACATTTAACAATGGTAAAGTTTTAATAAACTTACTCATATTTTCTCCTGCACCAAAAATTCTTTGTATACTTTGGCCCTCAGCTGGTATTGGCATGCCTTTTTCATATTTTGTAACAGCAGTTAAATTAGCACCACCTTCCATAATTTTCTTAGCAGGTATACCAAATATAAGTTCACCAACTTTACCAGCATAATCTTGTATCACTTGTTTAAAAGTATCACCAACCTTTGCTTTTACTAAAGCTTTTATTTTATTTGCTGCAGTAGACACAATAGAAAAATCTGTTAGCATGTTTATCTTTTGCACAAAAGTGTTTTGTGTATTTGCCATGTCATTTACATCACCAGCTAGATCTTGTATATTTGGATCGTCAAGCTTAACACCATCACGTATAGCTAATATTTTAGCCTCTTCATATATTGTGTCGTTTTTAGGACCAATATTTGAAGTTACAAATGTAGAAAATTTAGCTTTTCCAGGTACATATCTTTTTATAAGATTAGGCAAATAAACAGATAGAGCAGAAACAACGTTTTTTCTAGGTATATCACCAGCTCTATCGTCAAATCTTATAGCAGTTAAAGCTAACGCATTATATTGTGCTAATAATTCTGCTTCAGCTCGTTTTATTTCAACTGGTTTGCTATTCTTATTTTTAATTATTCTAATTAACTTCTCAGGAGTTCTTTGCGTACCAGCAGAAAGCATTATACCTTCTTGCTCTTCCGGTGGAAGCATTGATATATTTTTTCTTTCTAAAACTTTTTTATTAAAATTATCAATATATCTTAAAATATCTTCTGTTGTTTGAAATCGTAAAAATCTAGCGTTTTCACCAAACCTATAAACGTGTAAAGCATTAAAAAAGCTTTTTAAATGATAGTTTAAACTACTTTCTTCAGTAGAAAGCATACCAGCTCTTTTCATTGTAGCTATTATTTGCAAAAGCTCTACAAGATCAACTTGACCAGAATTACTTTCTGAGTAAGTATTTACTCTCGCCAAAAACTCATTGTATAATTTTTCTGAAATTCTATTTGTATCATACAAGTTTTTTACATAATCTAATATACCACTAACAAGTTCCCTTGCCTCTTCTACAACTTGATTATCTTTAACTAAACTATTATTAATATCATAAATATGACCAAGTTCATGTATTGCGGCTTGTATTGCATCTTCCCTATCAATTGAGTTTGTAGCTCCTAAATTCACCCGAACATTCTCGTCAAATATTAATATAGTACCATCTGGTAAAAAAGTAGCATTACCACCTGTATATTCTGCTGTTCCGTCATAACCAGCTAAAATTTGCTCTTTAAACTCTTCTGATATAACACCGTTTTGAACAGCTTCAGTAAGCGCCTCGTCAAGATCTTCTCTGCTTTCAATAATTTTAAACTTATCTTTGTCTTTAATTATACCCCTTACAATAGTATTAAAATAATGATGTTTACCATAATCTTCATACATTTTAGTAGTAACATTTGTTTTGCCGTGAGTTTCCTCAAGTTTTATTAATCTATTTTTTTCAGGAGTTCTTAAAAGATCTTCTTTTTGAGCTTGTAAATTATCGTATTCTTCTTGAAGTCTTTGTTTTTCTTTTTGTGTATATTTACCAGTTTGACCACTAGCACCTATATCCTGAAAGTGTCTTAATATTGCCATTTGTTTTCTTGCAATATCAAAAACTTCTTTTATCTCGCCCGAAGTAAGTTCAGATATTTTTCCAAAAACTCCAATATCATGCCTTCCTACTTCTTGTAATATTTCTTGATTTCTTTGTTCTAATATACTTCTATCAGCAAGTCTTATACCTTCTCTTGTGGCTAGATTTGTACCTTCTTCTAATATATATAAATTATCAATATATTCTTCAAGTAACGATGTGTATTTTTTTCTCTCTTCTGCAGTTTTTAAATGAGATCCAACTATTAATTTCATGTTTTGACTCATTTGTGGGGCCCCTATAGCCAAAGAAGTTACAATAACGTTGGCAAAAAAGTCAGCATCCATACCTTCTATTAAACTTTTATCTTCTTTTAAAACAGCTTGATCAACCATGTTGTGACCCAAAAGAGTTAGTGATTCTTCTATAACTTCAGTACCAGGTCCCATCCACAAAAACTTACCAGTTTTTCTAATACCGTCTTTAATACTTTTAATACCTAAATACTTTGAAGTTTGTATTAAGTCATCAACCCATCGCATAGTACCAACTCTCTCTGCATAAGCAGCTATACCACCAAACATTAAACTTGCAAAAAATTTTTGAGAGGTACTATATTCTTTATATCTCTGTTGTTTTTCTAACTCTTTTTGATATTTAATTTTTTCTGACGGAACAATGTCTGGGTTTGTAAGTTGCTTTTTTATAAAAGCAATATTGTCAGTAGAAAGTCGCTGTAATTTTTCCATTCTACTTAATTTTCCAGCACCTTCAACCGTCATCCACGTACCTGTTAAAATTTTTTTAGCTTTTCTTTTAAGCCCTCTTTTTATCATTCCTTGGTAAGTAAATGCGGCAATAAGACTAAAAGTATTATCAGCCAGCATTCCTGTTACTGTACTACCAAAATTATCCCAAGTAGTGTTTTCTACTTTACCAGCAAGACTTAGATTGCTTTCGGCTTTATCCAACATGTAGTACGCTTGGGGCATGTGCGCGTTACGATAAGCCTTAATAGTTCCAATTCGCGCGTCTTTTGATGGATCTCCAGTAGAAGCAAAATTTTCAAGAAGTTCACCACCAAACAACGCAAGGTCTACCGTTTCGGTCAATATTCTTTGTAAACTTAATAGTGCAGCGTATGTGTTACTATAATTTTTATTTAAACTTTCTAAAACCGCCGCCCCATCACCAACTGCCAAAGCTTGTTGTTGAAAATCTTTTAAAACATTTACAACTTCTAATTGTTTCTCAAAAACCTGTTTTCTTGTAGAAAGAGGTATGTTTTGATTGTCAAGGAATTCTTGTAATTCAGACAACTTAAAATCTTTACCACTTGAAATGTTGTACTTATCCAATAAACTATTATATTCGCTTATTTGTTTTTCAGCATAAGAGCCATAGGCGCGCATATAATCGCCCATTTTATTGTTTACATCTTTGAACTTAGTCTCGATTAATTCACTAGCGGGTTTGTCTAACTCATACATCGGTTCAAGAGTTAAATCATCAAGACCAATATACTTCATTTTTGGTGGAAAATCACTCTTTTGTATTACTCTATCTTTTTCCCATTGTTCTGTAAATTCGTTTGGATCTCCCCATATATTTTCTTCAACTTGCTCAAAACCTTGCCAAAGCGTTTTGTCCGGCACTTTCTCAGGCATTACCCAGTAGTTCTCAGTCATATTTTGATCAACATAAGTATCTTGTAGAGTTTTTATTCTTAATTGTTTTTCACTTTCTAAAACCTTATTAAATCTTTCTTTTAATGATTTTGGTACTTCGTCAAGTTCTATAGTACCTTTTTCATTAAAAAGAGTAAAAAGATCAAACCAATCTTGTCCATGATGATTTTTTAAATCAGTATCATAGTCATTTTTATAATCAAACATTCCGCTACCACCAGCATCAAATTCAACTGGTTGTTTACCGGGTATTCTATCAACAATACTAGGAACGTCTCGTGGGGTAAATAGTCTAGGTCTTTCGCTATCAAAATCACTTTCAATTGCAAAAAATTCACTTAAGACTTTCTCTCTAAACCTTGAATCTTTATTATAATTAATACTTTTTTTAATTTCATAAAGATTTGCAATATGATTTGGGCCAGTCTCTCCTTCAGTAGAGCCAGCTGAGATTATTTCTTCGGGAGTTCTATATTCTGTAGAATCTATTGGAATCATAATTTAGGATTATAATCTTCATTAAGTAAAAAGTCAAATTCTGATCTATTGTTTAATAAGGAATGTAGAGATCTACCACTTCCCGCGCTACCATTAGCTCTTGGTGGTATAGGTTCATAAACACCATTATAATTACTTTCCCAAGCCATTTTATCCTTTAGTTTATGTACTACACCATTATCATCTTTCCAGTCTTTTGTTTGTTTTACATATCTATACGTATCACCACCAAGATTTACAGTTCTAGTTGGATCATCACTTTTGCCTGACATGATATTTACAAAAGTATTAAAGTCTTGTTTGTATATTCTTTTATTTGTTGCCATTACTATACTATTCCTATCGTCAATAACATTTGGCTTAGTAGTTTCCCATTGTTCTCTAGAGATGTCTTCAAGCCAATCCATTAACGACGTCTCTAATACATCGTAATTATTAGTGGCAAAAGCACTTGATAAAATTTGCTTTTTCATTTGTGATATTGTAGAAGGAGTAGGTGACATCATATTAGCGTCTGATTGTTGCCATATTCCCTGGATTATTTCTTCACCCATTGCACTCTTCCCTGTTTTTGTCTCATCTATATCTGCAGAGGCCATGTCGTTGTATATAAACCCTTTCTCATTAGAGCCTTCATCAAAACTCTGCTGTACTAACTCAACCCACTCTTCGTCATCATACCCCATAATATTTTTACTATTTTTCTGCACAAAAGTCCCTCCTTTAGCACCATTTTCATAGTCATAAGCTAAACTTCTTAAGGCATCAGGCCCTAATCTTTTGATTTTTTGAAACAAAAGTGTAAGTTCATTTCTAAACAATCTCTCTTCAAAATCTCCTCTTCCTCCTAACTTAGCAGTTTTACCATATTTTAATATAATCTTTTCAACCTCTTCTGCCATGTTTAAATAAGTACCGTCATCTAGTTTTATTTTTTTATAAGCAAGATTTTCCTTATAACCTTGCATTATATCAGATATATTGATTAGCTCAGTCTGAATCTCCCCACCCATTGTTACATATCTTTCTCCACCTATATCTACTCGAGTATCTTGTGGTGGGTTTAATGGATCATTTCCACCCGCTGTTGGTTGCTGGACCATAATACCACCCTCTGTCATAATTAAATCAGAGTTCATTTTATTTGTATATGGATTTAACACTATGTCAGCTAATCTATTTTCAGCATCAAATCCAATACCAGCAGATCTATTTCTCCAAGCCTTGTTAGCATTCTCCCCTTGCATACTAGCCCACTTAACAGCATCTGCTTTGTTTTTTTCAAACATGCTTTTTATACTATTAATTTTCTTTATAGCGTTTTTGTATTTTTTAGACCAAGAAGGAGTTCTCCTTGTCACGTTAACAGCTTTGTAATAATCATCTTTAGCTTTTGTGATAAAATTCATATTTTGATCACCATAAGTTCCCGTGAAAATTTCTTTTGGCATTTCATTAATATTAAAATTTTCGGCACCATAAGTAACCATTTCATCCGCTAAGCCATTTTTAGCTGACGAATATTGGCCCATAGCCTTTATAGCAAGCATTATGCCGCTATAATCAAACGGTTGTGGCGCCATTCCCCCTGCTGCTCTTATTAAGTATTGATCTGCTCCCATATTTTATTTTTTAATTATACTGAACTCCCAAAGTTAAATGTTGAACCACTAAAAGCTGATGCAACACCACCAATTATATTACCCCACATTGCTTTATTGGCTGCAATTGCCTGTTGTGCATTACCAACTTGCTGCATTGACATTCCAAGCATTGTTGATTGTCTATCAAATTCCATACCTTGTACCATTGCCTCACCTCTTTGAACTCCCTCTCTACCTTGACGTTCTAATGTTTGTAATCTTGAAGCCTCTCTAGCTCTAAGCATTTGGTTTTGTGACTCTTGTTTACCTATAGAAAGAGATGCCTCTTGTGTTGCTAATTGAGCTTGATTTGCTAACGCTTGTATATTTCCAGCGTCAAATCGACCACCACTACGTAAAGAATCTAATATATTAGCTTGACCCACTTGGTTTTGCCTTGCTTGAAAATCAGCTTGTTTTTGATTAACTGTTAAATCCTCAAAAGGATTTTCCATATTGGCAAATACATTTTTACTATAAGGATTTGTAAATTGAAAATCTTTATAGGCTGACATTTGCTCGTTGTACATTTTTTCAGCTTCTTTTAATTTTTTTAAATTACCCTTACCAGCAAATAAATTTCCAAGAAATTTTGCTGGAGAGCTTTTTTCAGAACTATGTATTATTTGTTTTTTAATTAAACCTACTGCCATGTTTTTATTGTTTATTTATTTATAATTACACTTTTTGCGTATTATTTACTACTAATAGCTATTGAAGAACCTATTGCAAAAAGTTCAATCTTTTCTGTTGAGTTATTTATTAAGTTCACTTCAGCATAATAACCCTTTAAACTGCTTGAATTTATTTTTTTATTTTTAGAAAACATTACATATGTAGTTTCATCTAAAGTTAAACCTAAATCTTGTGGTAAATCAAAGCCAGGTATTTCAACTTCAATCTCTGCTTTTTTATATTCACTACTTATACTTGTTACTTGTCCTAATAAAGCAAAGTTATTACTATCAGTAGATGTTATATTATAACCACCAGATTGTGTAGTGGATGCGTACCATATATTATCACCAACTTGTAAAGAGGTGTTTAGGTCATGTTCAAAAGTTAATTTTGCTCTCATATTATCCTACTGTTAAAATATTATCTAATTCTAGTGTTAATGTTAAATTTTGTCTACCATATTTTTTTATTTCTACATCAGCTGTAATAGTACCAGTTCTACTACTTCCTGTAAACGTAACTGTTTGTCCGTTTTCTATAGTTTGTGCAGAGCTTGCTGTTATGTTTACACCAGAGCTAATAGCATCTACATGTGGTGAAGAATCTGTTACACCTATACCTGTCATTAAAACTGTATCAGCTGCTTTTATACCGTTTGTACTAGTAATAGGTATTGTTGTACTATTGTCTACAGCTGCGTCTGTTGTTGTAACTACTGGATCAATAACTAATTTAAAGTTTTTAACTATAAACTGTGTGCCATTAAACGGTCCAGCACCGTCATTACCAAAACCTTTAAAAGTTAAAGTTCTATCAGCAACAAAAGTTGAACTATTATTAATAATAACAGTACCACCTATAACAGTAGAGTTAATAGAATTTGCGGGTTTAACATATACCGGGTTTGCAGCTGTAGATTTGTTTTCGTCTTTATATCCTTCTATAATTCTTGTTATTACCGAATTACTAGCTATTCCAGTGCCACTAACAGTCATGCCTTTTGATAAACCTTTTATATCTTTTAATTCTAAAGAAGTTCCAGTACCAGCTGTCAAAGTATCTTTTGTTGTTGTAAAATAAAAATCATTAATCACGGGTTGTCTAGCTATAATAAATTGACTACTACTTAAACTTACAGCCCATGATATTGAAAAAGTTGTACTAAATTCTTTTCTACTAACTTTAGAGCTTAACCCTGTAGAAGTATAGTTGCTTGGCAATGTATTATAAGTACCAGAACTACCAGTAGAACTTAAAGAAAATGTTAAAGTAGTATCTATAATTTGCGGGATTGCATCGTGACAATACACGCTGTTTGTTGACAAATTTTCTGAAAAAACCGTATCAGAACCAGCATCTGCTTCTAAAATTATTTTATATTCATCGTCGTCAGTAACTTTTGGAAAATTTATAGCGCCACTATAAGTACCATCTTTTAAAACTTTTGTTAACAGTTTTGTAGGTGTAGCCGAAAAAGAACCAGAGGGTGTAACTGTATTTTCTTCTTTACTAACAATAGTGTTTTCAGGAAAATTATAATAATGACCATCTTCATTTAATATAATCATACTAAAAACAGCGCCTGTATCACCTGTAATCGTATACGATCTAGATTCTCCATTGCCAACTATTGGCTGTGAGTTTATGTTAAATGTATTTATCTGTTTCATTGATTAAGACTTTGGTATTCTAAAAATAACTCTATTCTTACAGTGTCAACACCAGGTGTTTCTGGAACTGTAAATTTAATTGGCACGTTTAATAACACGTGATTATTGTTTGTGTTTGGCACGTCAGTATCAACAAAATTAACATTTGCGCTTATAGGACTAAATGTTGAGCCTATAAAACCAACGGCATCTGGACCTTTGTCTTCAACAGCTCCACCAGCATCGTTAAAAGTTTGTATATCTTCAACAAACGTACCACTTCTAAAAAAGCCTCCCGGATCAACTAATGAGTCTGAAAAAGCTCTTGATCTTTCACCATCAGGGCCAGGAGGCACAAGGTGTCTTGCTGAAAAATCAGATGCTTGTATTGGAATAGGTTGGTATGGTTGTTGACTATAATCAACACCAGGTCTTATTTTAAACTGTACTATTTCATTTACAGTTTCACCTTGTCTATAAACATTGCCACCAAATATTTGTTCTGCAACTACGTTAGGGTTTGTATTGTTTCCGTTTGGCTCATTTGGATCATCAAACATATTAGTAGAGCCAGTTAAACCTCTTTTTAAAAGAGTTTGATTGCTATTGTTCTCAACAAACCAACGACTTGTTGTTGGGTTCATAAATATTTCAACAATAACATTAACAGGTTGTGGCACGTCAAAATACTCTACAAGAGAAGGCCTACCAATACCTTGAAAAGAAAAGCTAGATGTATTTATATCTTGTTTTGTATTTATGTTTTTACCTTTTATATTGTTAAACCATTTACCTTCTTTACCAATAAATTCAGGAACAAAACCAATATCTTTATCTGTTTTTATATTTTCTATTTTCCAACCATCTTTTTGAGATAAATTGTAGTAATTACTATCATTTAAATTTGCATTTACATTTGACTGCGTACCTTCGTAATTTATTGTTTTAAATGATTTTACAATATCTGCTTCATCATTTAATATTGTTGTAATTTTAGAATCATATTGTTGTCCGTAAAAATTATTTCTAGTATCACTATTATGGTGTTGATATAGATTACCATTTTTAAAAGTATAATATTCATTAGAAACACTTCCACCTTGCTCTAAAACAAAAGATTTAAAACTTGTCCAACCTTTTACATCTTCTTTAAATGATATTGTTTGATTATATGTTGGTAAAGTTAAATTGTATTCTTTTTTCTTTTCGTCATAACTACCTATTAGTTTGCTTTCATTTTTTAAATTATCTTTAAAAAAGTCTGTCATACCATGATCGGATATAGGTGTTAAACCGTCCATTGATAATCTTAACACTGCGCCTCTGTTTTTGTCTGTAAAATAAGCCCTATAAGATTCTTTGACAAATGACTCGGGATTATTTGATATACCAAAATCACCAGTAAAAGGCATTGTTTGTCCCAACACGTTCTGCGTGGCTATAAGATTTGGATTTCCATCAGCATTAAATATCGCGTCCTTATTTGCTAATATTCTTATAACTTTATCTTCGCAAAAAGTAACTAAATCAGTATTTCTACTAAAAAGCTTTTGAATAGAACCGTATGTAGGGTTTATGTCTTTAGTAATATTTTCTGCAGCAATAAATTGGTTTAAATTGTTAATACCGTTGGTTGAGTTATATAATCCAGAAAATATTAATCCGCTTTTTCTATTTTCTTCTTCGTAAACAAAATCAATTGTTGAAGATGCTATTGCGCCTTTATCAATAACTATTTGATTAAAATCATCTCTTAATCTATTTGATTCAACTCCATTGTTAAAAGAATAACAATTAAACCAATCCAACTCTTGCGTTGTATTATGCAAAGCAATATCAAGACACTCACTAGCTTCGTAATAAATATCTAAATCTATATTTTCTTTTGGTTCTGTTTCCCAAATAGCTGGATTATCACTTACCAATTCATCGTCTTCACCCTCCGCAACATCTAAAAACAATATTGATCTAGCTGTATCTTTATCAGCGCCATTGCCATCTCTTGAACCATTACTATCAGAGTCCCAATCAAGAAAATTATTATAAGTAGTACCACTGTCATTTACAAACTGCCCTAGTATACCACCTGTTACAGCTGGTTCATATATAGGTACTCCAGTGGTTATGTCCATAGTGGGATTAGTATCATATTTAGCAAATGGTATAATATAAGTAATTCTTCTGTTATTTGACTCAGCAAATTCATCATATAAAATTTCTAACGTACCCCTTGGATTTACAACGCCGTTGTTGTATGAACCGGTGTTTTGGCTAGTTTGATTGTTTAGACTATAACCCCAACGCTCTGCAGTTGGTGATGGACTACTATTATTAACAACATTTTGCCATGCGGCATCTAAATCGTCGTAACTAGTGTGGTTGTATCTTCGTTCTTTTATAACTTCACCGTTTATTATATATTTATCACCAGTTTGATCACCTGCAAATTTAAACAACTTATTTTGTTTAAACTGAGACACTACTATTTGATCATCATGCTCAGTGTTAAGACTAGAACCTACAGAAAAATTACGCGGATCTTCAATTGCGGCAATATTTAAATCACCTTCCCAATCACTGCCTACAGCTCTTGGTATTATAGCATCTCCTTGAAATCTTGTAACCGCATTAGGTTTTATTTCAGAAAAAGATAATTCCATATACCACTGATCTAAACCACCAGGCGCTCCACCAGCAACTTTGTATATACCTTTTCCATAACCACTAGACATACCTAAGCCAGACTCTATATTACCCCCGGGTTGAGTTGAAGCATAATAAACTTGATCAATAAACCACTCGCTGCTTACACCGTCATTATTAAATTTTAAAGCATGAGTTGTCCAGTCACCTTTAGTATCTGTTGCAAAACCTACATCAGCATAGGCGAGCGTTCCATCGTTACCAAGATTAGCAAGTGAAAGCAAACTGTCTGTGTAATCAGCACCTTTGTCAGCTAAATAAAAAGGACTAACTACACCAACTGAAACATATTGTTCTTCGTTTACGTCACCTCTTAATACGTATTTTTCTGTCAACTCATCATTAAGTATTTTTACAAAAAATTTACCATCAAACTTGGGTTGATCTTGAACTATATTTCTATACATCCTTAACTCTAAATCTGTATTTAAATCAGATGCTGCAAAAGAAGTTGTATTAGCATAGTTATCAAAAATCCAACTATCAGCTTCTTTTATTTTATTCCTTAAAGTTATATTATAATGTGGCGCTTCAAATTGCACGTAAGATATTTCATAAAAATCTGACGAAATACCAGCCGCGGTGTCTCTAAATTTAATACTTAAAACTTCAGTAATATTATCAATACTTGGACCGTTGTCTGTTTTCCAAATAGGTTCGCTTATTTGAAAATACTTATCATTTATCAAAGGCATGTCGCCTGTGAACAAGTCTGCTATTGTACCATTACCGTTAGACTTAGCAATAAAATTAGTATCTGTTTTTACTTCTACTGGCGCCTCACTTTCTATAGCTATTACTTTGTATTTTAAATTTTCTTCAACTTGAACACTAGCATCTAGTTGTTTTTTTAATATCAAAAACGTTTCTTCATCTATTTTATTTCTTTCAGAAGAAGGAAAAGACAGCCATATATTACCGTCTCTAGCTCTATAAACCCTATCCATAGCTAAATTATAATATTCGTTAGAAGTTTCTTTAACAAATATTTTGTAAGATTTAGCCCATTCAGGCGCAGATGTTATTGGTGTAAATTGCAAAGCATTAGAATTTTTTGCTTCACTTTTAGGTATTTTAAAAGATGATGTTGTATTACTAAATACTGGTGTTTCTCTACCATACTCATCTAAATAAGATATGCCAAGTTGATAATTTCTTAATGATTTTAATGATGGGTTTGGAGTTCCAGCGCTAAGAGTAACGCCTGTTCTAGAAGTATAAGTAGAATTAATAACAGGTTTTTCTGTTAGATTATAATTTTGAATATAATTACCATACACAATTCTATTACCAGTAATTTCTTGTGCCAATGCTTTTCTTGGTACGTTATCAAACGGTCTTAATAATTGATTTGAAGGAAGTATAGCGTATATAAGATCTGAGTTTACTCGATATTCATTATCATCCCAGCTGTTTGTAGTATTTCTATAATCATTGTATTTTAAAGTCTCTACAATATATACGTTTGGTGAGTTTGATTCTTTGTATAATAAATCTATTTGAACAACATCTTCTAAAATATCTGCTTCAACAAAATTCTTAAGTGTCAATTCTTTTAATTTATTTTGCATACCTAAATTGTATGCTTTTTTAGTTTCATAATCAAAATCGGTTGGCTTAAATGCTATTTGAGAAAAAGGTGCAAAAGTAGAATATTCACCATCTTGATATTTATATCTATAACTAAATCTAGCAAATTGTTTTTCAAAAAAATCTTCTTGTTTTGCTTTTTTAAAAACATACCAGTTCTCTTGACCAAGAGTAACAAGACCATCTATAATTTTAGTTCTAAAAGTATTAGCTGGGAGCGTACCACCACCACCATCTGGTTGTCCACTAAGATCTGCTAATATTTTTAATTTTATATTGTAATTTTCTGGCAGTATATTAGGGCCAGCTGAATCTAATAACAAAAGTTCATCTCCAACTACAAGTGCTGGACCTGCTTGATTAATAAAAGTACCTGTTTCTACACCTACAAAAAGCCCAGCGCCAGTTAAAGGTATAATAGTTCCTGGTGCCATTGGTAATAAGTCGCCGAAAACATCTGTAAAAGGAGCGTCTTCAAGCACGGCTGTTGTGTCTTCTTCTGTCTCCATGTCTAGCGTAAGTTTTGTTTTAGGAGCTTTTTTAATAACCGTAATATGCTCTTCTCTTACTTTTATATCAGAAGATAAATCAATATTTCTTTCTGGCACAATTAATTTAGTGCTTGTATTTTGATTTTCAGTTCCTTCAATACATAAATCTATATTTATTTTTTTTGGCTCGTTAATATTGTCTGTCCAAAATAATAAATTGTCTATAATATTTATACCTGTTATTGTATTATTTGAATCAAATTTTAATACAGAATTATCCATATCAACAAAAACAGGTATTACAGCGTTGTTTTTATATTTTAGTATATTACTTACTTGATTAACTGAAGTTATAGAAACATTATCAATACGACCTTCCATGTCGGCTATGAAAAATAATCTTGCCTCCATAGTACCTGTAAATGACGCTACAAATGTATCTGTTACAGTTACAAAGCTACCACTTGACTCTGTTGACACGCCAAGTGATTGGTTTCCATCACCCCAGTCCATATACCAATTTGTTTGTGTAGATGTTCCACCTGTATATTTTCTATCATAAGATACTTTGTATTCAACACCTTCAATAACATCTACTAATTGTCTAATTGAACTATTACTAGGTGAACTTGGCATAGTGATATTATCACCTCTTTGTAAAATACCATTAGTAATTTGCATACCATGATCTACTTGCGGGTATTGATCAGATATTAATATCCACTTATCATTTGTAATTAAACTTAAACCTTGCTCATCCCAATCGATTTGTGTGTAACGAACAAAGCCAAAATCAGGTCTTCTGTCAGAAAAATTACCATTAGCAAAAGAAACAGGTGTGGCATTACCAACCGTAAACCAATAAATACTATTATCTTTTTCGTTACTGTAAAAACCAACACATGTAGCGCTATCAGCTATAATATCAGATAACTGTATATTGCTAGATATATTTTCTACAGCCCCAACGTCTGAACTTTCCGACGTGGATATTTGTATATTCTCCGCGTGTCTGTACTGACCTTTAGGTAATAGTCTTTCGTCCAGGTCTTTATTCATTTTACCTGCCGAAAAATTCTGCTTAATTTCAGCCATGTATTAGTGTTTTATTTGTTTAGACTTACCTCTAAGTATTTGAGTTAATTCTTCTAATTTTAAATTTGATAATCGTAATTTAGCTTTTCTTACAGCCGCAAATCTTTCTTTTTTAAATCTTTGCACAATATACTCTTGTATATTAGCCTTTGTAGATACCACAGCGTATGCAATACACTTATATAAAGCTTCTTCTGCAAACTTATGTATTTTCATTTCAGAATCAGTTCCTAAACTATCACTTAAATAGTCTAAAACAATAGTTTTGCCAGAAATATTAGAGCTGAAGTGGATTAAACCAGTGTCGTCATTTATATAATAAGAACCATTGTTTTGAGTATATTGAGGATCAAGACCATATCTTCTACCTTCATTGATCCATTCTATATCATCTTTATAATTATCTTTAGTCGCTACAGAAGCGTGTGATTTATATTTACTCCAAGTATTAGATTCTGTATTTAAATCTACAATTATAATCTGTGTATTAGCTTGTTGTACGTTTAAAGGCCTACCAGCCGTGTTTGTTGGATTTTCTAAAAGTTGATCAGCAACTCTTTCTGGGTTTGTTATAGTAATACCAGTACCTTCATAGTTTGCGCTAGTAGAGTCCCCTACCGTAGCAACTGTAGAGTTTAGTGGTATACCAGGACCAAATACTGACATACCAACAGCTATGTCCGAATGTGTGTCTTGAAAATTAATTTGCATTCCAGAACCAGGCCCGTAAGCAACATAGTTTGTTGTTGTGCTTCCACTTGCCATTGTACGAGAATCACCAGTCACGTCAATTCTAACTTCTGTAGGGAATTGAGGTAAAGGTGTTTTTGATGTAAAAGAACTATCAGCTGGATTATGTGTTTCTGAGGCTATAGGATTACCAAACGAATCGTAAGACCTTGTAATACCATACTCTTCATATAAACCTGTTTCAGGATTTTTCCAAACATTTTCTTCAAATTTTAACGTGCCGTCAGTGTTTTGTTGAAAAGCCACAGGGTTAGAAGTTTTTGAAGTTGGGTATATTCTATTTTTTATACCACTATCATCAATCCAAGATAAGGCTATATAATGAATATAATCTTGTGGCACTGGAAGTGTTAGTGAGGATGGTACCTCTAATTCATAGGACTTTACAGATTTTAAAGTATCAAAACTTAATTCAGCTAAAGATCTTTGAGCGTGAAAAGCAACGTCAGTTCTTTTTACCTTGTTTATTATCTTGTCTTCACCTACGTAAGCAACCATAAAACTATTTATAACGTCTTCTAAAGAAACAAATTGATAATTACCATAACTACTAACGCCGTTGTTTTGAACACCATCAGCACCTTCATAATAAGTTTTTGAATTTAAACCTAAATCAATAAGTGTTCCTTCCGCAGTTTCCTCATCTTGTTTTTGTATAAAGCTGTCTAATAATCCCATTTTTTATAATTTTTCTTGTTGAATATTTTTATTATCCTCCGCTGTAGCTACTTGATATATTGTAGGGTCATTTATAGCTATTCCAGCTAAGGCTAGAATTTTAATAATTAAGTTATTTTCTTCAGAAGGATGTAATTGAAAATCTATACTAGTGCTTGGGTCATATAAAGCGTTGTCATTAGCAACAACGTATCCCCAGTTTACTTTTTTAGGTCTTCTTATATAGTGACAATGAACATTGTTTGTGAATGTAGGGTATAATCTAAAGCCTTTTGGCATGTCTATATATACAGCTCTTTTTAAAGTTGGTTTTGCTAAAGGAGATAATTTAATATTTAAATATTCCTTATGAGTAACTTGCTCAACAACTCCATATCCAGTTTCTATAGTACCTACTCTATATAATTCTCTTGGTTTTTGAAAATATGGTGACTTGTAATTTAATAATTTAATATTTTTAAATATACTAATTTTTTCTTCTAATAAAGTTAACATATCAGAATAAGCGGTATCGTTACCAGGTGTTCTGCCAAATTGATTAATATCGTAAAAATATTGTTCAAATATATCCATTTGAGCATGATCTGCAAATAAATTAAACTCCTGTGGAGTTATATAACCTCTTTGCTCTTTGTTAGCTATTGCTAAAACTTTTTGATAAACTTTATCTATACCTATCGCCATAATTTTTTATTGTAGTTTGCGATCGCCCCGTAGGGCGAACGCTCCTACAGTTTGATTATTTTAATTGTTTTTCTATATTTGAATAAATCTCCATACCTTCATCGGTTTTAAACCAAGCTGCTAAAGCAGAATATGGATGTTCATTAAACGGAACATTCATTAGTTTTCTATCGTTAGAACCCCAACTAAATGTTCTTTGATCAGGAGACAATTTTAATATCCCCATTTCAGTAGCTCTAATACCAAAGTTTCTAAGAACAACATTTTCGTCATTTACTAATTCTAAGAATAATATAGGATTATTTTTAGCATATAATAACAAATCTCTTTTAAGTTCCTTAGAACTCATGTTAGATACTTTAGAACCTATTTCTACTCTCATAATAGCTTCAGCCATGTCAATGTCAATATTTTTGGCAGCATTTAATGCTTCTATTTCCATTTCTAACCAGGTAATTTGATCTACCGCGTCTGCGACTGGTTTTTCTTCATAAAATATTACATCTCTATCAGGGTGATATAGTGAAAGCAATTTTTGTAAAATTACTTTTTCTCTTTCAACTATTAACATGCCGTTTCTAAACACAACGTGTTCTAATCTTTGATCACCTTTCATTTCATCAACAAAACAAGTCCTTTGGTTTTGACAATATTTAAGTTCTCTTTCGTAACCTTTTTCTTCGTCAAAGTAATGGATGTTTGCAGACCTAATAGATCTTGATAAAGGTTTTTTGTTACCTTTTAACTTGTATATTCTATTTTTTATTTCCCAACCATCTTCTGACTTTTTATAAGTTGGTTCTACTCTTTTTGTTTTTGGTTGTTCTACAACCTGTGGAGTTTCTACTACCACTTCTTCTTTTACTTGAGGTTCTTCTACCTCTACTTTTTGTTTTTTTGCCATAATATAATATATAATAAAATTAATAAAAAATAAAAGGG